GTATTTTTAAAAGTACCTTTTACTTTATTTAATTTTATTGTGTTCGAATCAAATTCTCTAATAATACCACTTGATATTCTATTAGAGCTATCTTTTTGTTTAATTTGATCCCCTATAGAAAAAGTATCAGTAGAGGGTATAATAGAAATATTAATTGTATTAGGAGTACCTATAGACAAACCAGATATTGTCTTATCTATTATAGTATTAGAGGTAAAATTAAATGTATTTGAATTAACATAGTATATTGTACTAGCTATATAGTTACCTGATAATGGACTAACCACTATATTAATAGTATTACCAGATTTACTAGTGCTAACAATATCAGCCTCAGCTACTTTTATATTTGATATATATTTGTATAACTTATCACCTACATTAGGACTAGTATTACCTTGATAACTAATATCTATAAGAGGCTGAAAAACTCTTTCTCTTAGATCAAATAAATCGGTATCTGTAGTAACACCATTACTATAGCTTATGACTTTCTCTGATATTATTGTATCTGAATCTAATGAATATCCAAAGCCTCCATCTTCAAGATTAAAATCTACTACACCTGTAGCATCTTGAATTTCGCTTACTCTTGCTACCCCACCTGTTCCTCTATTATTAGAGGTAAAATTAACAATATCACCAATATTATACTCTTTAGATCTATCAAATAATTCTATATTAGATGTAGAACCTATTATTTTAGCATTATTTGGATTATATATAGGCTTATTATTTGTTATCACTCCTAATACTTCATCTTTTATGAAGGATTTATTAGTATTAGATATATAAAGAATATTAGAATAGCCTCTTTCTAGCTTCCTTGATACATATCTTTCTACAAAGGCTGTAGCACCGGAAATAGAACCTATTATTTGTTTTCCTACATAAGAAGAATTATTAGTATCAAGACTTATTTCAATATATTCTGGTTTTTCCCATGATGCAGATGATGCACTGAATATTTGTTCACTTGGAAATATTATATCTGCTTCTGCACCATAAATTAATTTGAAAAATAAATCTATTGATTGCTCTGTGCCTTTTGATGAATATAAATCTGTAGCATGTTTTACTAATAGTTTTTTATTAGTAGCAGTATCAAATTGTATATTTTTTAGATACTTTTCTTTAAAGTGAATAATAAATTCATCAACAGTAGTATCTATATCTGTATATTCTGGTATTTTACGTGCTTCATGTAAAGCATTACCTGATTCTTCTAACCAAGAATAATATGCTTTAACAAATGCTATAAATTGTTTTCCTTCTTTTTTATAGAAAGAAGGAAATTGTGATTCAACTAAAGGAGATATTATATTTTCTATCATTTATTCTCTTACTTGATCTACTGTTACTTCTATATCAGACTCTAATATATTTAGTATAGTATTTTGTGATGAAATAATATCTTTATTACTTGTTTTAGCATATATTTTAATTTCAGAACCAGCATATTTTGAAATATTAAGATTATTTATATTAAGTTTACCTGTGTCATAATCAATAGTACCTGTATTGATTATTGTTTTGTGTTTATCACCTATAGCAACTACTACTCTTATAGTACCGTTACCATCATCTTCTAATATACAACCATTTTTATTGCCATATGTAAAAGGAGAAGATGTAATAGTATGATAATCAGTTATATTATGTTCATCTATCAAAGGTGAACTTTTTTCTAGTTTAGATTTAAAATCTATTGATAGGCTTATAGGAGTATTAGTTTCAGGGCTAATATATTTAATAAGAAGCAAATCAGTATCATTACTTATTACAGATAAGTCAGTATCATCTATGCTTTTAATTAGTTTAGAATATCTAAGTGTTCTATTAAAGTTATTAAGATTTTCATTACTATAATCTATAATAGATGATATAACTAATGTTCTAATATCTTCAGGACTTAATAATGTTTTATTAATATCATATTTTATATTTGACTTTATATTTACATAAGTATATTCTGGTGAAATGAATATAGGCTCCATGGCAACAGAAGATCTTGATCTTAAAAATCTTGTGTATTGTTCTTTTTTAATGTCAGGAAGTGCATCAATATCTCTTAAATCTACTGATACAAATATTTTACCGTATTGTGGTGGTATAGCATCTTCTCCACCAAATGCAGAAACAGAACTTATTTCAGGGAAGTTAATTCTTAATAAGTTTTCATAATCTTCTGAAGTAATAGCCCTTTCTTGTGTAGTAAATGCTCTTGGTGCATTAAACTTGATAGAATTTAGTGTTTCTGCTACACTACCAAATGTAGCAGATGAAACAGTTGTAATAGTTATATCTGTCTCGTCATCTATTCTACCAGTAGAAATAAATTTAGAAGCACCATTAGGTAATTCACCTGAACATATTCTATACTCTAATAGTATAATAGAATTATTCTTTGGTCTTTTTGCTATTATATCATCACCAAATAATACTTCATAGCTATCACCTCTTGCAGCTTGTAGAAAGAATACTGTAGAATTAGCGTCTAATCCTAATAAAGAGTTTGCTCTTGTATATCTAGTTTGTATAGAACCATTGTCTTCTATTACGGTTACTGATAATGACGATAGGTCTACAGTTTTATTTGTTATTTTATATATAAGTGGATCATCATAGTTAATAGCATAGGTATCACTAAGGTATGTGCCTTCATATATAGGAACATCTTCTAATAGGAAAGTACCGTTACCACTAGTAGATACCATATTATCAGCAATAGAGAATGTAAAGCTTTCTTGTCCTATACGACTTAGAAAATTTGTACCTTTAGGCACTACCAATGATTTTTTTTGTGTATCTGTAGTCTTGACTGTAATGTTTATTTTAGCTATAGCAGAACTAAATGAGCGAGGTAAATAGTTTAATTCTTTTGCATGGGATACAACACTTTCTCTTATTTGTGCTGTATCTAGGAAGGCTTCTCCGCCTAATTGATTAAGGTAAAAAGCATTAAGATATGTATTATGTGATAATAGGTCTAACAGGACATTTATATTAGAGCCTTCAAAGTCATAATCTTTAAATTCATCTTGTGACCTTAGAAAGGCTTTTAATGAAGCTTTGTTGGAATCGAAATCCAGTGAGGTGAGATTTATACTGCTTGACATGGTTATCGAATCCTGTTAAGGGTCAGGTTAATTGATGATGTAGGAGAATTTTTTGTTTTAATTTCATATATGATAGAGACTTCATAAAGATTATTTTTAATATCAGAGGCTATGATTATAGCAGACACAAGAATACGAGGTTCATATCTGCTAAGGGTTTCTGATATATATGTTCTTAATAGGTCTTCTGATACATCTGATATAGGCTCAAAAAGGATATATTTTAAATTACAGCCTTTATCAGGTTGGAAAGGTGCTTCACCCTTGTTTGTTAGAATAAGATTTCTTATAGATATTTTAACAGCGGAATCATCTATATATTTTAATAAATTTTTTGTTTCTGGGTGGATATTAAAGTTGACAAAAAAGTCAGAGTAAGATACATCTTTACTCTGGATATTTTTTCTGGTAATTTTATCAATTCTTGTAATATCTATCATGTTACTATTTATTTTGTATTAAAGGAACATTTAAAATGTATAAAAGCGATAATTCAAAGTTTATAACAAAATTTAAAGATCTTACATATTATATAGAAGTAAATTTAGATACTTTATTTGAATTGGATAATCCAGATACTCCAGATCGGATAGAGAAGTGTGAAAAGGATCATTTATTAGTTTATTATAATGTAGCAGAAAGAGCAAATATAATAGGATCAAAATCGCTATATAACTACCACTTTAAGACACAAGAAGATATGCTGTTATTTAAGTTGAAGTATAATTTATGATTTTATCTGAAAATATTAAATTGTCAAAAGAGAAGTTTTTCTATATGGATAGGATATATAGACAGAAGGATGATAATGATTCATTTCATAATAATTTAATAGTAGGTATAGAATTAGAAGCAAATATAGACCATAAACTATTTAATATTATAGTCTTCTATGATTCTGAAAAATTGGAAGACTATGTTTTATTTAGAATGATGTATAATCTATGATAACAAAGCATTTTACAGTAGGCAAAGATTTTACAGTAGGCAAAGATTTTATCTTAAATCTGAATACAAATCAAAATGAAAATCTAATAGAGGGTTATTATAATATTTTAAATAATGAAACATCAACAATAGGTGTAAAAAAAAAGAGTATGTTTTTGTTGGAATATTTAGTAATCAAGAAAATCTGACCCTATTTAAGTTAAAACATAATATATGATTGATAAGTTAGTAAAGGACACAGAAGAATACAGCTTTTCTAAAATATTAGAAGAGGATGATTTGTTATTGTGGTTTGATTATTCACACAAAGGTTGTGTCCATTGTCAATTTTCAAATATAGAAAATTATATTCTTTTTAAGCTTAAATATAATATAGAAGAACATCCTAGTAACAAAATACTTGAAAAAGGCGAAACAAAGGAAATTACATTATAGTAACAAAGTTTATAAAGTTAGATACAACATATAGTGTCCCTGATATGATTAAAAATGACAATCTAATATTAAGAGTACATCAATTAACATTTAGTAGTATGATGTGTACATTTAATAGTGAAATCGATTCTATTTTATTTATGATAAAGTACGGATTAGTTGAAGATCATATTGCAGAAAGAAATCATAGCTTATTATAATATTAAAAAAGCTAAAAAAGAGTTTGACAAATTTTTCTATAGGGTATAAAGCGAATCATCAGTAACAAAAAGGATTAAGAAATGACAACACTTTATAAGTACCCAAGCATTAACCAGTTTAGACATGTTACCAGAAATGTAACTGCTAAAGTAAGGTATGATGGTAAAGATGAAAATGATCAAGCTATCTATGATTATAATAGGGTTTTGCCTGTACTTAAATTCAGAGGAACTGTGAAAACTCACGGAAGTAATTCGGCTGTTTGTTATAAAATTAAGGAAGATAGTTTCTATTATCAGTCAAGAGAACGTATCCTTTCTCTTACTTC